AGTTCGACCCTCGTTACATTCGGGGTCGAACATCGTTACCATGCCTATTTTTTGGCAAAGTTCTAAGGCGGTTTCTTGGTTGGTCATATTTTAGTAATTCAATAGTTGTGCCAAATTAGAAATTATTTATAGTTTAACGGTTCAACATCCCATGCGCGTGTAACTTCCATTCTACTTCCATTGGTAAAAAAGAAATAAAGCATAGTTGTGCCTATGTATTCTGTACATTTAGCGGGTTCAAATTCGTCATTATGAAACGGTTTAACCCAATAATAATTACCACTAATAACGGGTATTTTTAATTCTGGTTTTTCTTGTTTGTTTGCTATTGTATTTAAAATTAGAATAATCGTTCTGTTTCACCCATTTCTTTGTTGGTTATATCTACATCGTAAGTGTGGTAATCCTTAGTTTCGTACATTTGCAAATCTTCAAAACGTGTGTAGTCTTTAACTATTCGCACGTTTGCGGTCCCTAAATCCCCATCCCTATTTTTACGAATTATTATTTCTGTAAATCCCTCTTGTAATGGCTCGTTATTTTCGTCCGTGGTTATTTGGTAGTAATCGGGGCGGTAAAGAAATCCTACAATATCTGCATCCTGCTCGATTGCGCCCCCGTCCCTCAAGTCACTTAATACGGGCCTTTTGTCGCCCCCTCTTTTTTCTACATCTCTACTCAATTGAGCCAGCGCAATAATAGGAATATCGAATTCTTTTGCAATTTGCTTTATTCCGTTGCTCACCTCTGTAATTTCTGCATTTGTGCTGCTTTTAGGCTTTTCGGGTTTAATCAATTGCAAATAATCAATAATGACTATCTGTATATTGTGCTTTTTTACCATTTTGCGGACCTTTGCCCGGAACTGCATTATAGTAATTCCCCCCTCATCATCTATAAATAATTGCGATTCCTTAACCCGTGGTAGGTCCTTCATCATTTTGTCAAACATTACGCCCCTCACGTTACTATTTTTAATGTAGGACAAAGGAATTGACGAAAGTAATGAAGTATGCCTATTGCATAATTCTCTCATACTCATTTCAAGTGAGAAAACAGCAACGGGTATTTTTTGGTCCGTGGCTATGTTTTTAGCAATTGTTAAAGCTAAGGCGGTTTTACCCATCGACGGACGGGCGGCTAATATTATTACATTTTGCTTTTTAACCCCCTGTAAAATATTATCTAAGGACCGTAAACCCGTTAATATTCCCTCAATTTCACCGTCCTTTTTTGCCTCAATTCTTTTGATCTGTTGGGTGTAAAGTTCAAAGATATGTTTTTCTTCTTTGCCTCCCTTTTGTTTAAATAGCTCAAATAACCGTTTTTCCACTTCTTCTTGCAACTCAAATACATCCGTGGTATCTTCATAACCTCTTACTTGTAATCTTTGCCCTATTGCGATTAATTCACGCTTAATAAACCTTTCTTTGATAATCATTGCGTGGGTTTCAATGTTTGCAGCTGAATTTACACGGGTGGTAAATTCCATTATTGCCATTCGTCCACCGCAAGCCATTAAATATCCATCACTTTCTAATTGAGCCGAAACGGTCATTATATCAATTGGTTTCCTTTCGCTTGCTAGGTTTTGAATAGCGGTAAAAATAAACCCGTGGATTTCTGAGTAAAACATTTTAGCGGTTAAAATATTAATTACTAAGTCATAAGCGGAGCGGTCCAACATAAGCGCACCTAGTACAACTTTTTCAACATCAAGCGCCTGGGGTGGTAATTTTATTATTTCGTTCATTTTCCATTTCTTTTAAAAGTCGGGTTTCAATTTCTTCGCGGGTTTCTTTTTTGGGTGGTGGTAGCGGTTTAGTATAAACAACTTCTGGTCCACTTTTAAAGTTTTTATCATTTCGGGACCATGTTTCAAGTCGCCTTTCTAAACTCCACGTCTTTTCAAGTTCCTGTTTGAATTTAGTATTTGACTTATTGGGTTCGGTCCAATATTTATAAAACTGATTTAATAAATCTTTACCGTAGGATTTTAAAAAAGGTTCTAGGGTGGAAGCAAATTTTAATTTGCGTTCATCTATATTATTTTTTTTAGTTTCATTTACAGTAACACTTACAGTATCATTTACATTTACAGTAACATTATCAGTTATGTTTGTTATGGGATTTATAACGGTGTTATCTTTCGTTATAACGGTGTTATCGGTACTATCTTTATCACCCCACCTTTTTTTCATTCCAGCCTTGCCAGCTTCAGACCGTTGTTGCTTTTGGCTTTCCCAATCTTTTAGGTCGCGTTTTAACTGTTGCTTAATTGGTTCAAATGAAATTTGAAGTAGTAAATCTTCTGTTTGCGGGTCCTTATCATTCACATATTCTAAAATATGTTTAAATAATTCGCCCGCCTTTTCATTTGGTAATTTTGAAACGGTGTGTATTAAATCGGAGTAAAGTATAAATGACTTTTTATTTTCAGCCATGATAAAAAATAAAAACCATCAAACACAAAGGCAATCCAGCAACCCGAAAGGGTATGAGGCAGTGTGAATGATGGCTATTTTTTAGGGTGAACATACTGGATTGCAACACAAATTAACGAAATTTAATTGACACTACCAAATTTTATTTCTGATAATTTGGAATTATATTAAACTTTTGGAAGTCGTGACCTTGCCCGCTTAAATCGCTTCGTTTTTGTGAGCAAACAATCCACGGTGCGTTTCTGATAATAAAAACCTCCCCGTATTTTAGGGAGTAGTTTACCGGTTTTGGGGTTGTTGGTTTCATTCGGGACATATTAGGTTAAAATTAAAGTGTCCATAAAGTAGGGGAGGTTTTTTCCATTTTTGTTTTTGCAAATCCAAACTCTACTAAATCTTTTTTAATTTGCTTTTCTTCTGCCAGCCATTGATTTGCTTTTACAAAGAACTCTTTTTTTATCTCAAATCCAAACCCTTTTCTATTCAACCGTTCAGCGGCTACCAAAGTAGAGCCACTACCTGCCACGGGGTCAATAACTACATCGCCTTCATCTGTAAAAATTGAAATTAAAGTTTTCAATAATTCAACTGGTTTTTGTGTTGGGTGGATCTTTTCACTTTCACCGTCTCTAGGCCAATCAATGCAATTAAATATCATTTTCCCGTTGTTTCTAAACTTTGGCAATCGGTCGCGGTACAAAACCAAACCATATTCACAATTACCAACTATTTTCATATTTGCTTTTAGCACTTGAGCCGAAAAGTTTTTTCTAAAAACGAGGTTTATGTAATTATTTAAACCGTATCTTTTCGCTAATTCGATTAAATACATTTGCTGATCGAAGGCGCAAAAAATAATCATACACGGGGCTTCGCTTTTTTGCCGTGCTTCGCCTTCAACTTTCGCTTTTTTCGGCTCTTGCTTCATCATTGTAGAGCAAAAGTGCATAAATTCAGCGGGTCTAAAATCTTCGTCCGTATCGAAAAAACTTTTGCCAGCGAGCGCACTTTCACCATTATTATTGTCGCCTCCTTCATACCACGAAGGATTTGAAGCGTAAGCATTATTTCCTAAGTTGTAAGGAATATCTGCTATTATTAACTGCGCTTTTGGTATCGCATAGCCTTTGTAATTTTGAAAGTGGTCTCTATAAATCATATTTTACCATAGCATTTACCATGCCAATTATAAGGTTATTAAAGGTGAATATTTTTCTATACGCTCAAGTAGTTCTTTTTGGTCGGCATCGTTTACGTCAAACTCGAAAATGTTTAAGTTTTTATAATCGCTTTCGGGTAGTAAGTATGGAATCTTCATTTTAAGCGGGTCTTTGTAGGTAATCTCATCATATATCCACTTGTATTCAAATTCATCAATACCTTCCATATTTTCGATAAACTCCGCTATTTTTGGGAGTTCTTCTAATGTCGGGCAAAACACAATTAAGGCGATCCGTTTTTTATAGGTTAAAATTGAGTTTCCGATAAGTTGCTTAAAATAATTGTCGTGTTCTTGTTTAAATATTTCATAACCTAAAGTACAATTTTCTACAACCTTACAAAACGATTTCAATGTAAATGGGTTCTTTTCTTCTCCAACTAATTCAGTTGCGATAATATCCGGCGAACCCGCGAACGTGTCAATAGTCGGGTGGACAATGGTAGTTTTATGTTCCATTTTCCACGACACGGGCAAATAGGTTTCATTAACGTACAATTCCATAAGCGAACCCCAGGACATTTCATAACTGAAAGTTTCGCTTTTTAAAGAACGCTTTAATTTGCGCTCGTATCTTTTTTCCGCTGCGTACTCTTTTGCTTTCGCTGGGGTTGAAAGTCTGTGAAGTTCTGAGGACGTAAACCGACCTATTCTATTTTTATCCATTATTTTAGTTGATTAATTAAATTTTTAAACCCCCTGCCGTCTTTAATTGATTTGCCCGAGGCCCACCCCGTAAACGGAAAGTATTTAACTTTTGCCCCTTTAAACATAAATTCCAATGTGGTAGAATCTTCAAACATTATCGCAAATCCTAACTTTGCAAGTTCAGCCTTACAATATTTGAGTCGTTTAGATTGAATTTTATCTTTTTCATCGGATAAATTAACAAGTTCTTTTTCTGTGTAGTTATTCATTATAATTTACTTAAATTATTTTTAACCTTATTGTAATCCTTTGAAATTTTACCGTTAATTACTTTCTCAATATCAGTAAACTCACTAGCCTTTACTTTGTCCTTTTTCAACTCAAATAAGGTTTCTAATGCGTTCCAATCCAATTCACTTGCACTTACCACCTCCACGGCGTTAAAGTCCTCAGCGTTGTAAATATCGGCAGCGATACCAATTTCAGCGGCACATTTTTTAAGGCAATCAGTCGCGGCGGCTTTGAGGTCGTTACCAATGGAAAGCGGTTCGCGTGGTAGCCCTTTTGCGGCATCCTCCGCGCTTTGTTTCTTATACATAATATCCTTATTCCCAAACTGCATTTTAATGATAGCGCGCCCGTTTGCCCTGCACGTTAAGCGACCTTTTACGATCGCTTCGCCGTGCATTACAAGTTGCTCCATAATTTCAAAATCCCAATCCCAACCAAACATTAAGTTAAGTTGTTTTTTCACATAACCGCCCGTTACATATTTCCATTTGCCTCCACCTTTCGCGGGGCGTTCTTTTACATATTTTTCGGGTGTGTGCTTCAACAGTTTATTTAACTGTTCAGTCTTTAGCATATTGTCGGATACATAGGATAGTTCCTCGTCCGTTACTACTTTTAAAACTTGTGTCATTATTTGATTTGATTAATTATTTTCAGTTTCAAGAACTATGCCATTAAAATTATAAAGATTCAATTTGTGATTTTGCCCATGTTTTAAACCCTTCAAATTTCTGTTGAATAGATTTTGCAACCTCAAT